GGCCCTTGTTTATTGGGCCATCGTGGAGAACCGCCAGATCAGCGTCGAGGACATCGACGCGCTGGCCAATCGCCTTTCGCGGGCGGCTTGGGAACGGGGGCGGAAATGATTACTCACAACAGAATGACCGATAGAAACTGGCGCATCTACTGGGCGCGGGTGAGAGACAAGAGAACACTCCAATCTGTCGCTGACGAGAACAACATAACTCGAGAGCGGGTGCGGCAGATCGTAAGCAAGGGTGGCCGTGTGCTTGAATACATGGACGCCTTGGATGCGGCACCGAAGGACACCCTCGGGTGCCTCGTGCTGTCAACTCGCGTGGAACATGCAATCATGAATGAGTCCTTGCCCGGCTGGAGGTCGGTCAAGATAAGAGATTTCCTGAGAAAGCACCCGCACTGGAAGTTCAGGATGTACCCGAATGTCGGGAAGAAGGCCGTAACGGAACTGCGTGATGCCATCGCTGTCTTTGACGAGGAGGCCGCAACGCTTTGGCTTAATGGAGAGGAGATACCGGAATGACCACATACCTGACGATCCTCTGGATCACGATGCACGGCGGGCCTATCGAGGGCAGCAGCTATGGCATCCCGTTCCTGACCGAAGCTGCCTGCAAGGCGGCAATGAAACCCGTGGGCGACACTCTGGACTATGACTACAGCATGGAGTGCGCGAGCCTGCCCGTTGAAATGGAGATGCTGCCATGACCGGACTGCATCCAGACTACGGCCTGACGGACGAGCTTCGCCTAGCCGCCGTCCAAGACGCTGGGATCATAGGCGTGAAGCAATCCGCCGCGCTGCACCGCGTCTCGGTGCCGAGCATTTACAAGTGGCGGAAGGTATTTGAGGGAGAGAAGGGATGAGCAGTCTTAAACTATACAGAACGACCAAAGGCGAGATGGAACGGATCATGTGCGACATCACATATCCGCATCCTGTCTACTTCGACCGACCTTCTAAGCGGCTTGCAAAGCATGATCTCAAGGTCATGTTGCACGAGCGGGCAGAGGAGGCCAAACGCATCATTGATATGATGGAGCGTATGGCTGAGGCCAATGTCGAGAACGCGAGGCTTCGAGATTACATCAACGCCCTGCATGACTTCCACAACGCATTTGGTTTTTTCACTGTGGAAGCGCCCGGTAGACCGCATCTTTGGGAAGTGTAGCCAATGCCCCGTGAAGCCAGTGACAGCCCCGGTGCGAGAGCGTTGAGGCGGGCGGGCTACGTGAAGTTGCCTGCGTGGTGGGTCACGCAGGAGCAGTTAGAGTTGATAGAGTATATGGCTAAACAAAACAAAGCCGAGATAGACGCAATAAAGGAGAGAGCGAATGCGCCTTGGATCGAAAAGGATTACTAGAGACATGCTGGAGGCAGCACTGGCCAAGCAGTGGGATCCAACAACCACGTCGCGGCATTACGGGGTGCATCGCACGTCGGTCACCGCAGCCTGCGAGCGGTTCGGTATCGTGCTTCCCATGCACAAGTTCTCCCCACAGGCGGTGTCGAGACGCAGTCCTGAGTGGAAAGAAGCTGTTGATGCCATGACCCTCCAACCCAAGGGGAACCCGGTCTGGTCGTGCAGCCCGGCGGCGATAGAAAAAGCACTTGCAAAGATGAAGGAGAAAAGCAGTGTCTGATATGCGTGACGAAGAGACCCGCGTTTGGATGTATCTATTGGAGAACCCGCTGGCCAGAGCCGGTGACGTGGCTATGAGTTGCGATGTGCATCTGGACTTCGCGCAGCACTGCATCGACCGGATCGGCACCCCGAGAGAGGTGTTTGAGATGGAACTGCGCGAAGGACTGCGGGAGGATGAGATGAACCAACGCCGCGAAGTTAAGCCCACCCGGGTGCAGACCTTGGAGACGGCGATCAATCTGACGGCAGGGGATCGGAACAAGGCATACGGACCCCCGCATCGCAACCTGTCGGACTGCGCTCTACTGTGGGACGCCTATCTGGCTATCCGCAACGGGGCACAAATCGACGCCGAGGCTGTGGCATGGATGAACGTGCTACAGAAGATCGCGCGCTCCGCGCAACCGGGCTACCACCCGGACAACTACACTGACGCCGCGGCCTACTCAGCCATTGCTGGTGAGTGCCGTCAAATTGAAATCGAAGAATAAGGAAATGACCATGAACTACTTCACACCTGCAGACCTGAAACAGATCGAAGCCACCTATAACTACACCGCCCGCGCGGGCTTGGGCTTTGGCATCACCGAAAACAACGAGATGGTGTTCATCACCGCCCGTGACGTGGAGCGCCTCAACCTTGACGTAGGCGATGCCATTCGTGTCTGGGCCACAGATAACTATGCCTCGCCGCACACGGCGCACTACCCCTCTCGCTGGCGTGCTGTGCGCGTCGAGGTCGTCGCTCGAGTGGGTGATAGTGTTAGGGCGATGCCTAACACTGCACTGGTGTATGCACCCCCGGTATACACGCCGCCCCCTGCGGCTGAGCAACCCGCACCCCGCGATTATAGCGCTATTGTATCGGAGTGGGACGAAGACGAAGACGAAGACGATGACGCGCCCGTAGCTCCACCTGCACCTGCGCCGCACACCACCGATTTCGTAGGGCTGCTGGATACGCTCATGAAGGAAGATCGTCCGTGGACAGCCAAGAAGCTGGCTGACACGCTTGCTACGATGAGTGCGCCGCTGTCGGCACTCCCCGACCTCACGCAGAAAGTTATTAACCGGCTGGCCAGCCTACACCGGAACGGTGACGTTGCGCGGTTGAAGATTTGCGTGCGGGCAGACCAGAAGGCTTCCAGCGCAGTCTACTACGCCAAGAACGTCGATGTGTTCTACTCCTACCTCGACACACCGCTGGCTGATGAGGAGTAAGACGTGGACATTATCACACTCGACTTCGAGACCTACTACGACAAGGACTACTCGCTGTCTAAGATCACCACGGAGGAGTATATCCGTGACCCCCGGTTCCAAGTCATTGGGGTCGGGGTGAAGGTCAACGACGGCAAGACCGAGTGGTTCACCGGGACGCACGGTAAGATCAAGGAGTTCTTGGCTCAGTATGACTGGGCCAACTCCGCGGTGCTGGCACACAATATGATGTTCGACGGTGCGATCATGTCGTGGCGGTTTGGCATTCGTCCGAAGGTGCTGTTCGACACACTGTGCATGGCCCGTGCGATCCACGGCGTAGAGAAGAGCGCCAGCCTCAAGGCCCTCGCCGAAAACTACGCGGTAGGGGAGAAGGGCACCGAGGTGCTAGACGCCAAGGGCAAACGACGTGGTGACTTCGAGCCGGAGGAGCTGTCAGCCTATGGGCGCTACTGTGTCAATGACGTAGACCTGACCTACGACATCTTCAACATCATGATGTCCCGTGGGTTCCCGAAGTCTGAACTCAAGCTGATTGATCTGACGCTGCGTATGTTCACTGAGCCGACGCTGGAGTTGGATAGGGAGCGGTTGGAGGCGCACCTGCAGAAGACACAGGTGATGAAGGAAGACCTACTCAAGTCTGCTGGTGTTGAGGACAAGGCCGACCTCATGTCGAACCCGAAGTTTGCCGCACTGCTCGGTAAGTTCGGTGTCCCGTGCCCCATGAAGATCAGCCCCACCACAGGCAACATGACCTACGCGCTGGCTAAGAGCGATCAGGGTATGAAAGACCTGCTGGAGGATGACGATCCGCATGTGCAGGCGCTGGCTGCTGCACGGCTAGGGGTGAAGTCTACGCTCGAGGAGACACGCACACAGCGGTTCATCGACATCTCTGGGCGTGGCATGCTGCCTGTCCCGGTGCGTTACTACGCGGCGCATACCGGGCGCTGGGGCGGGGACGACAAGATCAACCTGCAGAACCTCCCTAGTCGGGGGCCTAACGCCAAGGCGCTCAAGAAGTGCATCGTTGCACCCGAGGGCTACAGCATCGTCGAGTCCGACTCGTCACAGATCGAAGCGCGCATGCTGGCGTGGCTGGCTGGGCAGGACGACGTGGTGGAGACATTTGCGTCTAGGGGTGACGTGTACAAGAAGATGGCCTCGGCGATCTACAACGTGGACGAGGCTGACGTGACCAAGGACCAGCGGTTCGTGGGCAAGACCACGGTGCTGGGTGCGGGCTATGGCATGGGCGGCGAGAAGTTCCAGCTGGCCCTCAAGAACTCTGGTGTGGACATCACGAAGGCGGAGGCTGCTAAGATTATCGGCATCTACCGCGAGACCAACGACATGATCTCGAACATGTGGAAGCAGGCTGGCACCATGCTGCGCTACATGGTGCGGGGTGACGCTATGCCGTTCGGTAAGGACGGGGTGCTTGGGGTCAACACATATGAACCCGGCATCGTGCTGCCCAATGGTCTGCTGATCCGCTACGACGAGTTGGAAGAGGCCGAGAACGAGAAGGGCGGCACCGAGTATTCTTACAAAACCCGCATCGGGCGCACCCGCATCTATGGCGGGAAGGTCGTCGAGAACGTCACACAGGCGCTCGCGAGACTTATCATCGGCGAGCAGATGTTGCGAATTAGTAAGAAATACAGAGTTGTGTTGACAGTCCATGACAGCATCGTATGCTGTGTGCCTGACGACGAAGCCGAAGCCTGCAAGGCCTACGTCGAGGAGTGTATGCGCTGGGTGCCCACATGGGCCGAGGGCTTACCCGTGGACTGCGAAGCCGGGGTCGGCAAGAATTATGGAGAGTGCGAAGCATGAGTGAACAAAAGTCTGCGGCAGGGGCTTGGTCTTACAGCAGGCTAAGCGCTTTCGAGAAATGTCCGAAGCAGTACTACCACGTGAACGTCCTCAAGCAGTTTCCGTTCCAAGAGACCGAGGCGACCAGATACGGCACTGACTTTCACAAGGCGTGTGAGGAGTTCATCCGCGACGGCAAGCCCATGCCCCCGCAGTTCTCGTTCATGCAGGCCACTATGGAGCGGCTTGCGGCTATGGCGGGGGAGAAGCACTGCGAACTCAAGATGGGCCTCACCGCTGATCTCGAGCCGTGCGGCTTCTTCGATAAGAACGTGTGGTTCCGCGGCATCGTGGACCTGCTGATTATCGACGGCGATAAGGCCCGTGTCGTGGACTACAAGACGGGCAAGAGCGCGAAGTATGCCGACGTCGGACAGCTGCAGTTGATGGCACTGTCGGTGTTCAAACACTTCCCGCAGGTCAAGAAGGTGAAGGGCGCGTTGCTCTTCACCATCGCCAACGACATCGTGAAGCAGGACTACTCGGTGACTGACGAGGGTGTGCTGTGGAAGCCGTGGGTGATGAAGTACGCGGCACTGGAGAAGGCCCACGAGACAAACGTGTGGAATCCTCGACCTTCTGGGCTATGCCGAAAGCACTGCCCTGTGGTAGAATGCGCCCATAACGGGGGTTGATTGCCATGCCATACACGAAGTCGCCTAGACCTTATAAGCACGAATACCAGAAGCAGAAAGAACGTGGAGAACATGAGCGCCGCATGGAGCGGCAGCGTGCTCGGCGTGCCTTGGACAAGAAGGGCGTCGACCGCACAGGCAAGGACGTGAGCCACAAGAAGGCTCTAGCCAAAGGCGGGAGCAACGCCGACGGCTACAAGCTGGAATCGCCATCGAAGAACCGGAGCCGGAACGGTCATAAGCCCGGCGAGAAAAAGAGTTAGGCACAAGCCTAACACCTCGGAGAACAAACATGCAGATCATCGACAATAAGGCGTTGCTGTTAAAGCTACGCAATCCAAAACAAGTCTCTACGATCATCCCAAAGAGCAAGGTGATCGGTGAACACGAAGTCGTCGTTAACTGGGGTGTGCAAGAGGCACATACCCTACGCGGCCTGAACATCAAGGTGCCGTCACCCATCGAGGGCCGCTACAACTGGACGGGCAAGTTCGCTCCGATGTCGCACCAGCGCACGACGGCGTCCTTCCTGACCATGAACCAGAAGGCGTTCTGCT